TTGCTGCGTACGGTCAGATTATTGATATTCTTTTTGCTAACAAAAAGTTTCCAATAGTCGTTGAACCAACTCCAATGCCAGAAGGTATTGAAGAATTTGCACATATGAAAACACCTTTAGATGAAGTCGTAGATCCTTACGGCTTTGAGGGAGATGGCAGAGACGTCCCGCCCGGAGGGTTACAAGCTAATCAACCACACAAACTGGGAACATACGATCAAGAGTTCCCAGACATGTTGGCTAAAGGCCCTGCTAAAATGGGTGAACCTCAACTTAAACCTGCACAAGAGATGGCACTACGAATGGAGAAGTGTATCCATGATCAACTTCTTGACACTAATGCAGTCAATGTGTTTAGGCAGGCTATATTTGAGTCATCTTTATTAGGTACAGGTATCATCAAAGGTCCGTTTAATTTCTATAAGAGAGTACACAAGTGGGAGAGAGATCAGAACGGTCAAAGAAACTATGTGCCGTATGAAAAGGTAGTACCACGTATAGAGTATGTATCCGTGTGGGATTTCCATCCTGATCCATCAGCAACAAGCATTGAAGACTGTGAGTACGTAATACAAAGACATCGTATGAACCGTCAACAGCTTAGAGGTCTTATACAACGACCTTATTTTGATGCAAATGCTATTGAAGAGTGTCTAGCTAAAGGTGCTAATTACGAAGATAAGTACTACGAAGATACTATCAGAGAAGATGAAACTGAGCCATACTATCAAGAAAACAGATATGAAGTTCTTGAATACTGGGGCGTCATTGATAAAAAATACGCTGATGAAGTAGGTATGGAAGGCGTCAATGAGATGTCCGAGTTTGATCAGGTACAAGTAAACGTTTGGATATGTGGTAACGAAGTTATTCGTTGTGTAGCAAATCCATTTACTCCTGCTAGAATACCATTCCAAGCTTTTCCATTTGAGATAAATCCATATCAACTATGGGGTGTCGGTGTCGCAGAGAACATGGAAGATGCTCAGTTACTTATGAACGGTCACGTTCGTATGGCTATCGATAACTTAGCACTTGCAGGCAATCTTGTGTTTGACGTAGACGAAGCTAGTTTAGTTCCCGGACAGAATATGGACATATTCCCCGGAAAGATATTCCGTAGACAGTCGGGTGTGACGGGTACAGCAATCAACGGTCTTAAGTTTCCAAACACAGCAGGTGAAAACATACAGATGTACCAGATATCTCGACAGCTTGCAGATGAAGAGACAGGCATACCATCGATTATGCACGGTCAAACTGGTGTAACAGGAACAGGTAGAACTGCAGCAGGATTATCAATGCTCATGGGTTCTGCAGGTCTTGCTATGAAGACAGTCATAAAAAACATAGATGACAATTTACTCAAACCAATTGGTGAAGCTTACTTTCAATGGAACATGCAGTTCAATGAAAATGTAGATGACATAGAAGGGGATCTTGAGATCAAACCTCGTGGGGTAGCAGCAGTAATGCAAAAAGAAGTAAGAAGCCAAAGACTTACATCTCTATTGCAAACCGTAGCAAATCCTATGCTTGCACCATTTATAAAAATACCGAATTTAATGAGAGAATTAGCAATAGCTCAAGACATTGACCCAGATACATTAGTCAATGATGCAAACGAAGCTCAAATATACGCAGAGATGTTGAAAGGAATGCAACAAGATGCTCAACAAGCAACAGGCGAGGGTGCTAGCCCCAATAGTCAACAGCAAGGAATGGGACAACCTAGCGGAGTATCTCAACGACCTGAAGGAACTGACAATCAAGGGTCTGGTAACGGCACAATCGGAGTCGGAGCTACGCCAACTGCAGGGGAAGCTGGCTTTACTGGAAATGCTCCTCAACCTGAAGAATAATCATAAGGAAGTTATGAAAAATGTCTAGTCTTCTAGATTTTGTAGATTTTGGTTCAACTTTTTTCGGCAGTAGTGGGCAAAAAGAAAAGTTAACTCGTAAAGAATACGTCACTCAAAACGTAGACTTTTACAAACAGGGGTTGACAGATGTAGGTATTAAAGTAAGTGATCCTGACAGGTGGAGTGACGATGATGAGCCAAAACGTGATGTAGATATCTCTAAAGTTGGAATGTCAGATAATGATACTGTATTTACTCCTACTGACATTAGTAATTTAGGTACGGGATTTCAAGAAACACTTAGTAGTGGGTCATCTCTTATTGAATTACAAAATAATTTTATAGACTATAACACATCATTGCAAGAGTCAGGGTTTAAGGATAGAACAGATAGCCCAATGTACAAAGCATTTGGCTTATCTACCGCAGCCGTTCCCCAATCGGCAAAAGAAGTAAAAAAAGATTTAAGTCTTAAGAACATATTAAGTCCTAAGACGGCAGTTCAAGCATTAGGTAAACTTACAGGATTAAGTCCTGCTACAAATGTTCTTGCGGGAGCAATTGGTGGAACAACTCTTAAAGATCCTCTTGGTAATCCTTCTTTTAGACCTAGTCATGCAGTTATGGGGTTAGCCTTTGACGCAAATATGTCAATACAAAGTTCAAATATCCAACAAAGTATCCAAGCAATGAATGCAAACAATTTAACTGGTTATGGTGGTGCAAAATCTCCAACTGGATTCTTTGGGTATGTAGGGGGACAACTTGTAAGTAGGGCCCCTAATGGCAGAACATATTCTGGCGTAAACGCCGAGTATGGAAGAATGGCAGAAGCTTTTAGCAAAGGGTACGCACCGACAGGTTATAATACTAGTACGGAAACAGGTACAACCTCGATTGCTGTTAGTACAGGTGGATTCAGAGGTTACACTGAGAAGGGTAGTATTGCATATGGAAACCAAACTGCACCTGCAGGCTCAATGAAAGACGTTGAAGCTACAGGATCTAAGTACGGCATAAGCAATAAAGAAGTCATATCTGCCCTTGAGAAAGTAAGAAGTCAATATGATTTTCTTGGGCGTGTTAAAAACAGTGTAAAGAATCCGATAACTCTTTCACAAGCACTAGCTGAAAAAGCAAGTAGTGGTACATACACAAGAGGTTCTGATTTAGGAGACGCTGCAGGGTCAGTAGGATCGACAGGAGATTTAGGGGGAGCTACGGGTGCAGGATATTCAACACCATCAAACGTAGCATCAGCTTCTAGTTTTGGAGATAATAATTCATCAGATGATAGTTCTTCTGGCGGTGATTCAGGAATGGATGCGTCATCAGGAGTCAGTGACTCTGGAGGGTGGACTGCTAAAGGAGGAAAAGTAGGAAACGGTTTTGCACTTGGTGGCAAAGGTGAAGCCGAACCTGCAGGATTTATAGGAGGTCCTCCAGAGAATTATAGTGATCAAACAACCATTGCAGATGACATTCCACTCAAAGTAAAAGACGGAACATTCGTAATCAACGCTCCTGCTGTAGAATATGCAGGGTCTATAGACATACAAAAAATGCTAGCTGAAGGCTATCAAAAAGCTATGACTAGAGATATAGGGGTTGACAAAAACTTTAGAATCGGTAAAATACCAAGTAGAGAAGAGTTAGATATACAAATATCTCGTGGCGAAGTTGTTGTCCCTCCACACGTAGCAAAAGCAATAGGTTACGACAGATTAGAGAAAATCAATAACAGAGGTAAGCGTGAGGTAGAACGCAGGCAGAAAGCTGGTAACCAAGAAAAGGTACAAGCTGGTGAAGGTTTTGCTTCAAAGGGTGGCGAACAAAAAGTTACACTTTATAGAGGTGAGCCTTCAAAAATACCTAAAAGAGCTGCTCTACTTCAAGATAAATATACTGGCTCTTGGTTTTCTCCAAATAAAAATTTTACAAAAACATATGGTGAAGTTGCAAAAACTATGGAGCTTACTTTTGACGAATACAAAAAAGGTGCAAAAAAAGCTTTCTTAAAGAAAAATATAGCTCGACATATGACGGAAAAAGAAGAATCTAAATTACCTAAAAATTTAACAAAAAATGAAAAATCTAGAATATTTCAGTCATTAAAGTACATAGATTATATGGCTAACGAAGTTAAAAGAGGAAACAGAAGTATTAAAGCCTTCACAGATTTTATGTACGAAGGAGTATTTCCAAAAGAAAAAGATAAAGCAACAATAATGCTATTAGAGACTGCAAATAGAAGTCCTAAAGCTTTTGGAAAACTAGTAGTAGATAGTTTAGTTAAAAATGTTGTATCTAAAGGACTGCCTATACTGGGAACAGTAGCAGGGTTTGCCCCTACAGAGATGGGAGATGCAACTCTTAGTGGTGAAGAAGGATTTATTTACGACTACACACCAATTAAGAATCCGTCAGCTACCCAGTAATATCACTGGCCCTGACAAACCGAAGCAGCTACCCACAGCCATGTGGCACTGCAATAAATGAGGTAAATACAATGGCAAAACAAGTAAAAGGTGCGAGAGCAAACAAACCGAATGACTCCTTTGGAGTTCTTAACAATCCAAATCTTTACAAAAATAAATATCGTGAGGAAGTGGATAGAGACGATGATGACGATGAAGTACAAGCTCAAGACCCCACTCAGGAAGAAGAACAACAACAAGAAGTGGCTACTCAAGAGGAAAGTACAAGTTTCGTAGAATCAAAACAGCCAGCAGAAGAACACGATTACAAAAAGCGTTACGATGATCTTAAAAAACATTATGATGCTAAACTCAACGAGTTCAAAAGTGAGCGTGAACAGCTAGCTAGTGAGATAAAAGCAATTAAAGAAAACATGCAAAGTTTACCGCAAGGAACTGTTCCTCCAAAATCTGCGGAAGAACTTCAGGAGTTTAAAGAAAAGTATCCTGATGTTTTTGAAGTAGTGGAAACTGTTTCTGGTTTAAAAACTGAACAGACAGTTGCTAGTCTACGAGAAGAAATCCAAGTCGTTAAAGAGAGGGAGAAAGCTCTTAAGAAAGAGAAAGCATACGAAGAACTACTTCGATTGCACCCTGATTTTGGTACGTTAAAGAGTGATGAGAAATTTATTGCTTGGCTCGATGATCAGCCTGAAGAATTAAGTAACGGTATATATAAAAACAATACTAATGCTAAATGGGCTGCTAAAATAGTATCTCTTTACAAAGCAGAGATGGGCATCTCTACGAAAAAACCAACCAAGTCTATGAAAAGTGATCCAGCCGCTACGGTGACTAAAACTCAACCAAAAGATGTTGCGGTAGCTGATCAAAAAGGAAAGATTTGGAAAGTGTCCGACATCGCCAAACTTAAGCCGTGGGAATTCGAGAAGCTTGAAAAAGAAATCGACTTAGCACGACAAGAAGGGCGAATAACTCAATAACTAACCTCAAATAGAGGAAGGATAGAAAAATGGCTTTTAATTCAGCTTCAGGGTACAATAATTTACCGTCAGGTAATTTTGCTCCCGAAATCTTTAGCCAAAAAGTTCTTAAGTTCTTCCGTAGAGCTTCGGTTGCAGAAGATATTACGAATACCGACTATACTGGCGAAATTGAAAACTTTGGTGATACTGTTAACATAATGAAAGAACCAACACTGACTGTGTCTTCATATTCAAGAGGTTCTGTAGTTAACCCACAAGACTTGGCAGACGATCAAATCACATTGACTGTCGACCAAGCCAATGCTTTCGCATTCAAAATAGACGACATCGAAGAGAGACACTCTCACATTAACTTTGAAGCACTAGCAACTTCTTCAGGTGCTTATGCTCTAAAGAGAAAGTTCGATGCAAACGTTCTTCAAACCTTATCTGACGGTGCAGGTATTGCCGCATCTGCAGTATCAGGTACAACTTTAACAACTACTGCCGCTGCAGGTACATTAGGAACAACTGCTGCTCCTATCAACGTTGAGACAGACGATGCAGGTATCAATATGATGCTCGCTATGGCTAGACTTCTTGACGATGAGTCTGTACCTGAAGAGAACAGATGGTTTGTAGCACCTCCAATTTTCTATGAGAAAGTTTTCCAAGCAGGAAACAAGATTGCTGAAGTTCAGGTAACTGGCGACGGTACATCTCCTCTAAGAAATGGTCTTGCGACAGTCGGAACTCTTGCTGGTTTTAGATGTTATAAGTCTACAGCTTTAAATAGCTCTGGCGGAATTGATCAAGTAACATTAACAGATGCTGCTGGTACATTAGCTACTGACGCAACTGAAAATGTTGTTTTAGCTGGTCACATTTCATCATGTGCAACAGCGTCCCACATCGCAAAGACAGAAGTGGTACGTTCAACTGAATCATTCTCCGACGTCGTTAGAGGATTGCATGTTTTTGGAAGAAAAGTTCTAAGACAAGAAGCAATCGTTCGTGGCGTTGTAGACTTCGCTTAAGGGAGACTAGATAAATGGCTGATTATACTATTACAGGTGCTGTTGCTGGTGTTCCACTCGGCATTAAACCTCAAATCGTGGAAGTCGTTCTTGACTTCTCATCAACAGACCTAACTACATCAGACTCAGTAGAAGTTTTTGAAATGAAAGCTAATACTCTTGTTCTTATGGCAGGTGTTGAGGTTCTTACTTTAGCATCAACTGGCTCTCCAGTTCTTGACTTAGGTGATGATGCTGATGATGATATCTTTGCTGCAGCAGTTGCAGGTCACACTGCTTTAGCTTCAGGTACAACAAGCGTAGGTAAGTTCTACACTGCCGCTGATACTATCGACTTAATTGCTAATACAGCAACTTTCGACGGTAAGGTCAGAGTGTTCGCAGTTATAGCAGAGCTTGGCACTGCAGAAACTGCAGCGTCTTTCGCTTAAATAACTAACTCAGGGGGGCAGGGCAACTTGCCCTCTTGACAACAATGAGGTAGCGTATGTCTGAGAAAGGTACAATGAAAGGTCACACCATCAAAGGTGGTCATAAACGCAAAACCAAAGACGGTGCAGGTATGACTGCGAAAGGTGTGGCTAAGTATCGCAAGGACAACCCCGGATCAAAGCTCAAGACAGCAGTAACTGGCAAAGTCAAGCCGGGGAGCAAAGCTGCCAAACGAAGAAAGTCCTATTGTGCGAGAAGTGCAGGGCAAATGAAAAAGTTTCCTAAAGCAGCAAAAGATCCTAATAGCCGTTTAAGACAAGCTAGAAAGAGATGGAAATGCTGATTTCAATTAACTTCACACTATTTAAATTTTTTAATACTATAGCCACCAAGTTTTACAATCGCTATGTACGAATGCTACACAAGTCACAAGGTAGATAATGGTAACCGTCGAGCAGTTTCTCAAATGGAAGATTTTACCGAGATGTATGATGCTCGCAAGCACAGTTATGTCTTGGAGATGTGCTGAGTGGTTCATGGATTTAGATGCACCCACAGCAGCTCAATCAGCATTTGTATCCGTCGTTATGGGCGTGATGACAGGTGTATTTGGTATTTGGATGGGTCACGAACACAAGGAGCATAAATAATGTTAACAGCGTTAATAGGTCCTATTGCTAACCTTGCAGGTTCGTGGATGGAAAGCAAGGTAGAGAAGGTCAAGGCTGATGGTCAAGCTAAAGTAGCACAAGCCAAAGCTAAAGCAGTCGTCGCAGAAAAAGTAGCAGCAGGAGAAGTTGCTTGGGAGAAGTCTATGGCAGACGCCACAGATGGATCGTGGAAAGACGAGTTTGCACTTATTGTCCTTCTACTGCCTGCTATATTAGTCTTCATTCCTAGTATGACAGAATATGTGCGAGCAGGGTTTGAAGTTTTAAATACGTTACCAGATTGGTATCAGTATCTTTTATTTATAGCCGTTAGTTCTTCTTTTGGAATTAAGGGTGTTGGTCAGGCAATGAAACTAATGGGGAAAAAGTGATGTCAAACATAATCGAAACAAACTTTGGAACATTAATTAATCCTGCTAGGGTAGCAAATGGAAGTGCTTCTAGCGTAGTAAAGAAAGGAGCTTTCTATATATTCTCTCTCAAGATAAGTAATGATGACATACGAGAGTATTCATTTACTACACGAGCAAAGGCAGAAAACATGAGAAAGATTCTTGTAAGCCACTTAGAACACATGATTAGTGGTACAGCGAGGAAAGCAAATGGCTAAGAAAAAAGGAAGTCCTAAACCAAAGAATCCAAAGCTTTACGCTTCAGTAAAAGCTGCGGCCAAGAAGAAATTTAAGGTGTATCCGTCAGCATATGCAAATGCTTGGTTAGTTAGGGAGTACAAGAAACGTGGCGGTACTTACGCATGAGTTTAACCAAGTGGTTCAAAGAAGATTGGCGTGATGTCAAGACAGGAAAGAAGTGTGGTCGTTCTGGTAAAGATAAAAAGAAAAGACCTTACCCTGCATGTAGACCTAAAGCCGTAGCAAGTAAGATAAGTAAGAAAGAAGCAAGCAAGAAGACAGGACCTGCAAAGGTTAAATGGTCTGTTACTGCATCAGGTAAAAGACGTAAACCGACAACAAGGAAGAAAGCATGACTAGCGATCAATATGCAAATCAACCTAGAAAACCTCAGATGGAAGCTTCTCTTAATTTAAAAAGAAAACGTAATCAAAAAGTAACAGGTAGCTTATATTATGAAGGTTCAAAAACAAAAGATGAATTCAAACCTAATAAATACGTAACTGTCAAACAAAAGTCTAAAACAAAAACATTAAGTGGAAATGTAAGCTTCGATTTAAACCCTTTTAGAGCAACTTTGTTTGGTTCTAAAGCTAGAACAAAAGGAGCTTACTCAGAGCAAGTACCCTTTGGGACTTATGAAGGTACATGGAAAAATATAGAAAAGAACATAGGCGGTGCATTAGGGTATCAAGTAAACGAAAATAACAGAGTTGGCATACAAGTAAACAAAAGGTTTTTTGAAAATCAAAAAGGTAGTGAAAATCAAGTCAGTTTAAATTATTCTGTGATGGATTTAGGCGGGGGTAATCTTGATGTTTCTTTGACAGGTACAGACCCTTTTAGTGGTAAAAAAACAAAAGCAATGAACTTACGATACAAGGTAGATTTTTAAAATGAAATACGAACGTAATGAACTAGTTAAGATGATAGCTTTACACGAAGGACTTCGCCTTCAAGTCTACCAAGATCATCTGGGCATCGATACGATTGGAATCGGGCGTAACTTAGAAGACAGAGGTATCACAGACGGCGAATTATCTTACATAAATAAAACTATGGAAGATATCTACGAAGTTGGTCTTACTGAAGAAGAAGCTTATTATCTTTGTATGAATGACATAGCAATTGTAGAAAAAGAACTACTAGAAAGAAAGCCAATAGTAAATCAACTTAACGATGTACGACAAATGGTGCTTGTAGATATGTCATTTAATATGGGTGTTCCTCGTCTTATGAAATTTAAAAATATGTGGATGGCTATAGAAAAAGTAAACTATCCTTTAGCTTGCGAAGAGATGATTGATTCAAGATGGGCTAATCAGGTAGGCAACAGAGCTATGAAGTTATCTCTAGCTATGAAAAATGGAGAGTGGATATGACCGAAGAAAAGAAGAAATGTGACACCTGTGAGTGTTATGAATGTGATTGTGAAGAGTGCAATTGTGAATGCCACAAAGAAGAGGAGGTACAAGGAGTACCAGTGTGATTGAGTTCGTACTAGTGGTTATGATGGGATTAAAGATAATAGACCAAACACAAACCTTCGATAACATAGATAGATGTTTGTACTTTGCCGTAAGATTGAATGATCAAGCAACTATACCACAAAGGGAAGGACCTAACTTACAAATAACAGCGTATTGTAAACCGATAAGGAAAAAGTAAGATGTTAGCAGAATTAGCCGCAGCCAATGCCGCCTTTTCGGTTATCAAGCAATTTGTGTCCAACGGAAAAGAACTGAGTGGGTGTGCAAAACACATAAGCGATTTTGTATTTTCAAAGGAAACAATAGAAAAGAACCTTAAAAAGAAAAAGGCTAAAGGTGTAGGAGGTTCAGACCTAGAAGAGTTCATGGCTCTTGAACAGATAAAAGAAAAAGAAGAAGAACTCAAGAAGATGATGATTTACTTAGGTCGCCCCGGATTATGGCAAGATTGGCAAGCCTTTCAAGCCGAAGCTCGTAAATCTAGACGCTATCAAGAAAAGATGGAAGAGAAGCGTAGAGAAGAGTTGATGGAATACGTAGGCTACGGAATAGCCTTTATAGTTGTCATATTCTTCGCAGGACTCTTAGCGTGGGCAGCAGGTAAATGGGCAGGAAAGTTTTGAGTCCGTGTGTGGGCGTGTGTACCCTCAAAGATAATGTGTGCATAGGTTGCAAGCGAACTATAGAAGAAATTAAAAAGGCGTATGAAGAAACAAAGAGATTGACACAAGGTTAACTTATCTGTATAATCCTAAAAAGGAGTACATCTATGAAGAAATTAGCCGCACAAGCTCTCGCCTTTCAGTACAGATTACAGATTGAAAATGCACAAACCATATTAAACAACAATAACGCAGCATTAAATATGGTAGATCAAGCCTTACACGACATGACAAATGCTACTGAAAAGTTAAAAACGCTAAACAATATGATGATCAATTCTGTAGAAGAAATTAAAAAGAATGAGAAAGATTCATAGTGAGTATATACAGAGTAATTAAATTAAAAAAAAAATTTACGCCTACTAATACCCTTTAACACTAAACCTTATAAGCTACTAACTCCACAGCAAGTAGCAGACATTAACAAAAAACTAAATAGTCCTTCTCGTAAAGCTCAAAAGAGACGACATTATTTAGAATCTACAAAAGTCCAAGAGAAACTTAAACATGGCGAGCAGTTATCTAGTATTAATCAACAACGTACTAAGAGATTTAAATGAAGTAGAATTAACAGCATCTAACTTTGCTTCATCTAGAGGTATTCAAACTGCTGTGAAAGACTACGTTAATCGTGCAATTGATGACATAATTAATTCTGATACAGAGTGGCCCTTTACAGTTTTGCAAGCTAGTTTTACAACAACTGATGGTACACGATTGTACACAAAAGAGTCAGCAGCTAAAACAATAGATTACGACAGTTTCTTATTTCTTGAAGCAGCAGATAAGTCAGAGAAAAAGTTAAGATATTTATCGTATAGTGAATATCTTGATAGTTATCACGAAAGAGATACAGATCCGACAGGTAACTCAGAAGATACACCTACATATGTATACACAAATCCAGAAGATAAAATTGGATTATCCCCTGTGCCTGATGCGTCAACATATACTGTAAAGTATTTTTACTACACAACTCATACTCCTTTGAGTGCAAGTACGGACACATCAATTATACCTTTACGTTTTGAAAATGTAATTATAGAACGAGCAAAGTACTATGCTTTTACACTTAGGGGTGAAACACAAAATGCACAACTTGCACAAGTACAGTTTGATAAGTACATCAAACGTATGCGTGTTGAGTTGATCAATAAGCAAATTTATATGAGAGCTATATAGAATGCCAGAGCTAAGTCAGACAGGTGCATTTCCTTTTTCATGTGAAGGTGGATTAGTTCTTAATCAATCCACACTTACAATGAAACCCGGACAGGCTCTTGAGTTGCTCAATTTTGAACCTGACATCGAAGGTGGTTACAGAAGAATAAATGGCTTTACCAAGTATGTTGATGCCATAGTACCCCAAACAAGTGCATCGACTGAAGAAGTACTTATGGTAGCAACATTTGGATCAAGTGTTATGGCTGCACGTGGAGAAAAGATATTTAGTGCAACTCCGGGGGCGTCAAGTTGGACAGAGCGAGATACAGGTCGAACAGGTGCAGGTACGTACACTTTTGAAAGATTTAACTATGATAACAATGATAAGATAATTGTTGCAGACGGAAACAACGCACCGACAGTATTTGACTCATCTTTTACAGCAACAGATGTAAGTGCGGCGGCAGTAGCAGGAGCTAAGTTTGTAGCTTCATTTAGAGATCACATGTTCTATGCAGGTATGTCTGGCACACCACAAGAAATGGTCTTTAGTAAACCTTTTGATGAAGATGACTTTTCAAGTGGTGCAGGTTCAGGTTCTATTGCAGTTGATGATATAATAACAGGTCTCAAGGTTTTCCGTGATAACTTAATTATATTTTGTGAAAACCGTATATTTAAATTAGCAGGTTCTTCTGTATCTGACTTTGCTGTTGCAGATATAACAAGAAACATTGGATGCCCAAATGGACAAACAATTCAAGAATTTGCAGGTGATCTTATCTTCTTAGGTCCTGATGGACTACGTACCATAGCAGGTACTGCAAGAATTGGTGACGTGGAGTTGGGTACAATCAGTTCAAATGTACAACCATTGTTCCTTGATAATGTTTCTTCGTCAAGTAAATTTACATCGCTTGTAATACCAAACAAGACACAGTATCGAATATTTTTTACTAAAACAGGAATATCCGAAACAGCAACAAAAGGTGTTATGTGTGTCCTCAAAGGACAACAGTTTGAGTTTGGAGAGTTGAGAGGTATACGACCAACATCTACTGATACATTTGTATCTTCAGGAGATGTTATTGCAATACACGGATCAGGAGATGGCTACGTGTACAGACAAGAGTCTGGTGACGATTTTGATGGAGTCGCTATAAACGGAAGATACCGTAGTCCAGACATATCTATGAACGATCCGGGGATACGAAAGTATATGCAAAGAGTTATACTTAATTATGCACCTGAATCTTCTATAGACGCTGATATGTTTCTCAGATACGACTACGAAGATGCAAATGCACCAAGACCTGCAGCGTATCCCTTAGATTCAACAAACGTCGTGGCAGTTTATGGTACATCATTATACAATACAGCGACATATGGGGGTACAACACAACCTCTTGTAAGACAAGCAGTTGAAGGATCAGGATTTGCTGTAGCCTTAAAGATACAAGATGGAGGTACGACTGCACCTTATTCACTTAAAGGATTTCAATTAGAATATCAACTAGGAGCAAGAAGATAGATGGGAGCTACATACACAAGACAATCTTCTTATGCTGATGGAGACGTAATAACCGCAGCTCATACCAATGATGAGTTCAACCAGTTATTAGCAGCGTTCCAAGCAAGCACAGGGCATACCCACGACGGTACAGCCAATGAGGGTGGTCCTATAACCAAGATGCTAGGTACATCTCTTACATTAGGAGATGGTACTGCAGGTACGGATATTACTGTTACATTTGACGGTGAGACTAACGACGGTGTCCTTAAATGGATGGAAGATGAGGATTATTTTGAGTTCAGTGATGACATACTTGTTGCTTCTACAGAGAAGTTACAATTCAGAGATACAGCTTTATACATCAACTCAAGTGCCGATGGACAACTTGACATCGTTGCCGATACAGAAGTCCAAATAGCGGCACCAACAATTGACATAAATGGTGATGCAGACGTATCAGGTACACTTACATATGGTAGTTTATCTGATGGCTCTATAACTATTACAGCATTTGTAGATGAAGATAACATGGCATCTGACAGTGCTACTCTCGTACCTACACAACAATCTGTAAAAGCATATGTGGATGCACAAGTAACTGCACAAGACTTAGACTTTCAAGGTGACAGTGGAGGTGCGTTAAGCATTGACCTAGACAGCGAAACCTTAGACATCGCAGGTGGTACAGGTATTGATACTTCAGGTTCAGGTAATACACTTACTGTAGCCATTGACAGCACAGTTGCTACACTAGCAGGTTCGCAGACACTCACAAATAAAACACTTACAACTCCTGTTATAAGTACTATTAGTAATACAGGTACAGTTACATTACCTACAGCAACAGATACACTTGTAGCTAGAGCTACTACTGATACACTTACAAACAAAACTATAAATACTGCAAGTAACACTATAACTGTTGTTGAAGCAGATATCTCTGATTTACAATCTTATATCTTAGCAGGTTCTACTGATACACTTACAAATAAAACAATAGACGTAGACAATAACACAGTCTCTAACATTGAAGTAGATAACTTTAAAGCTAGTGCTGTTGTAATTGAATCAGAAGGTATTGGTTCTAATGATAATGATACAACCTTACCTACATCAGCAGCTGTTAAAGATTATGTAGATGCACAAGTAGCAACTGCTAATGAATTATCAGAACTAACAGATACTAATATTACATCACCTGCTGATGGTGCTTTACTTTTTTATGACACAGGTACATCTAAGTGGATAGACAATGTAGTCTCAGGTGATATCACAATAGCTGATACAGGTGTCGCTGCAATAGGTTCAGGTGTTGTTGTTAATGCTGATATCAATGCTAGTGCAGCTATTGATGCTACAAAGATACATGATGGCACAGTAGATAACACAGAGTTTGGTTATCTTAATGGTGTAACATCAGCAATACAAACACAGCTTGATGGAAAGCAAACACTTGATGCAGAGTTAACTGCTATTGCAGGATTAACTTCAGCAGCAGATAAAGGTATTCAGTTTACTGGTTCAGGTACTGCTGCGACATATGATTTAACAGCAGCAGGTAAGGCACTGTTAGATGATGCAGATGCTTCTGCACAACGTACAACTTTAGGTCTTGGAACATCGGCTACATTAAATGTAGGTACATCAGCTAACAATGTTGTACAATTAGATGGAACAGGTAAGCTACCTGCAGTAGATGGTTCTCAATTAACCAACATTACTGTGACAGAGACAGACCCATCAGCGTTAGCTTTTGCAATCGCTCTAGGTTAAACAAAAGGAAAAAGAAATGGCAAACTCATTTTTATCAGAAACAGATACAGCAGTTGGAACATCCCCTGCCACCATATTAACATGTGGTGCTTCAACTGAAACAACAATCATTGGACTAAGCATTTCTAACATAGTCACTAGCCAAATCACTGTAGATGTACAACTTGATGCTTCAGGTCGTACTAGTGGTGCAGAGGATAGTGTGTACTTAGTTAAAGATGCACCTATACCTGTAGGTGGTTCATTGGTAGTTGTAGGTGGAGACCAAAAGGTCGTGTTAGAACCGGGGGATGCAATTAAAGTTACATCTGATACTGCATCTTCTGCTGATGTTGTTTTAAGTCATCTAGACATTACATAAGGAATAAAGTATGGCATACTTAGGTAACAATGTACCTGCTAACTTTCAGACACCACCTGCAGTCGTAAGATTTAATGGTGATGCAAGTACAACTACATTTGCACTAGGAAGAACAGTAGGTTCAGTTCAAGAAATACTTGTATCAGTAGATGGTGTCGTGCAAGATACATCTGCATACACTGTACCTGATGGTTCTACCTTGACATTTACTGCCGCACCCTCAAGTGGTACTAACAATATCTTTGTATACTTTCTTGACTTATCAGCAGGAAGTGTAACACCTGCAGCTGAGAACAAAGGTAACTTTAAGACAGGTGGTATGTTCAGAACTAATTCACAGAACTTGACAATAGACACAACAATATTAGCTACAGAAAATGCACAGGTAACAGGAACAATTACTGTAGATAGTGGTGTTACATTGACAGTGAACAGTGGTGGAAGGTTGGTGATATCGTGAGTACAATTAAGGTAGATGCCCTACAAGGTACAAGTGGTAGTGATACTGCTATAACATTAAGTGGT